GATGACCCGAACTACCCGAGAGGCTAAGCGATGGGCCACAGTCACGTCTGGGTAGAAGTCTCCCCCGGCCAGTATGAGTGCGCCTGCGGCGCAGTCAAGCTCGTAAGCAAGAAGCGCTAAGGAAGAGGCTTAAGTGAGCCAGGAAGCAAACTACTCCTACACCCTCAAGACCCCTAAGGCCGGCAATCTCTTCACCATCAGGGGTGACACGGCCGAGGAAACCAAGGCCAACCTGGACGCTGCGGTAAGCAGCGGCCTGCTGGCCGCCATCGCCGGCATCGAGGCGAGCCTTAGGGGCGAGCCGCAAGTGCCTTTGACGCCGGGCGGCCATGCTACCGGCGCCGTCGTTCCCCCGGCTGACCGGCCGCGCCCTCCAGCCGATCACCCAGCCCAGGAACTCCCGGCCGGTTACGGGGTCAAGTGCGAGACCTGCCAGGCCCCGGCCACCTTCCAGCAGGAGGGCACCTCCAGCAAGTCGGGCAAGCATTACAGGCGGTACGCCTGCTCGGCCAACGCCCTGCACAAGGCAACCTTCACCAACTAGAGAGAGGCTTAGCTAAGCATGTCAGCGCTAGCACCGAGGGCCAAGTACCCGACATTCAAGTTCGACAAGCCCGGCACCACCCTTTCGGGCGTCGTGTCCCAGCCGACCGAGGACTCCCAGGTCCGCGAGTTCGGAACGGACAAGCTCAAGTTCTGGCCGGACGGCAACCCGATCATGCAGACCCGGATCGTCGTCCAGGACTCGGCCCCGTCCGAGTGGGCTATCTACGCTCAGGGGAGGATGGCCAAGGCCATCACCGCGGCCATCGTGGCGGCCGGAGCCGGGGATCTCGAGGTGGGCGGGCAGCTCACAGTCACGTTCACCCAGTACGGCGAGGGCAAGAACCCGGCCATGCCGCCTAAGGAATACTCGGCGGTCTATGTCAAGCCGTCCAGCTCCGTGGCTCCCTCGGATGACCCGTACGCCGACGACGAGCCGCCCTTCTAACCCTCCGATCATCGTCACGTCGTAACGGCCGGGGGCTGGATGGCCCCCGGCCTTAGTTAAGGACTCAGTAATGAAGGCAGTAGTTAAGACGGCCTGGATCGCGGACCTCCGGGCCAACCCGGACGCACAGGGCGAGAGCGCCCTCGACTACATCGACCAGGACGGCAAGCGCAAGCAGTGCTGCCTGGGCAGGCTGTGCCTGCTGGCGGTAGACGCGGGAGTCATCCCGGCGCCCGAGCTGCACGGGAACACCTATCGCTACCTGGATGACGACTACGACCAGGACGCGAAGGTAACAGGCGAGGCGTTCAACCAGGAATCCTCACTCCCCCGCAAGGTGGCCGAGTGGGCGGGACTGCCCAAGGATGAGCACGGCGATTTCGCGGATGACATTATCATCATCCCGGACGACGGAGACGGCGGCGAGCTTACCGCTATCGAGGCGAACGATGGCGTGCTTATGACCTACGCCGAGATCGCCGACGAGGCCGAGAAGAACGTCCCGGCCACTGACTGATGCTTAGCATCCTCCAGGCCACGAAGCGGAGGGGCGCCGCCGGAGTGCCCCTCCCAGGCATGTACCCGGCGCTCCGGCGCCGGGAGGCTGAGGTCTGCAAGGCTCAGCTCTGCCTGGTAGTCGGGCCACCCAGCGCCGGCAAGTCCCTTCTCATCAACAATCTCATCGTGCGAATGAGAGTGCCGACCCTCTCATTCATGCTCGACACGGACCAGCTCACCGCGGCGGCCAGGTTCGGCGCCATTCTCTCCGGTGACCCGTTCGGCAAGGTGAAGGAAAACATAGACGACTACACGGGCCGGCTTAGCACGCTTAAAGATGTGCAGGCCGCATTCCGTGCCGATGATATGGACGACATACACCTCCAGGTCAACGCATTCGAGCAGAGGTACGGGCTTCCGCCCGACCTGCTGGCGGTCGACAACCTGGGCAACATGACATCGGCCATGGATAATGAGTGGGCACTGCTTAAGGCTCTCTGCCTCGAGCTGGACCTGCTGGCACGGGATCAGCAGTGCGCCGTGATAGCGGCAGCCCACACGACTGACCTTAGCTCGTGCGAGCCGGCCGAGCGGACCAAGATCCTCGGCAAGATAACCCAGTACCCGAGGCTTATCCTTTCGGTCGGATTCGACCCGGCCACCGGGCAGTACAAGGTGGCAGTGGTCAAGAACTCATCCGGGCCTACCGATGTGCGGGCCGAAAGGCCCGTCATAATGTACGCCGATCCCTCCCGGATGTACCTGGGGGAAGATGACCCCAACTGGAGCCCGTCAAGGGCGGCCGGGAATTCTCACCCGGTTGACAATTCATGGGCAGGTTTGAGATGATCGTCATATGGTAACCGAGGCCATAACCTCATCACAGCTAAGCGGGCTGGCTGGCAGTCAGTTCCTCTGGGGCATGATCTTCGGAATGCTCATCATCGTCATCATCGCCCACCGGAAGTAAGGGGGACCAATGACCACCTGGAGTAGCAAGTACAAATGCACCGACTGCGGGCGTGACCTAGAGTCCCCCGGAACGTGCAATGCCTGCATCAGGGCCGCGGAGCGGCTAGTGGAGGCCGTCAAGAAGGACAGGGAAAGAGCTAAGGGGAAGCGCAAGTGAGCGATAGCCCGAGCGCTGCATCCAAGAAGATGCTGGCCATTCTCAACCTGACCGGCTATCGCATGTACCAGGGCACCGTTCCCGCCAAGGTCAAGGCCCGTCGCCGTGCCGCTAGCAAGGTGGCCAAGCAGTCAAGAAAGGTTAACCGTCGTGGCTAACAAGAACAAGGGCGTCGGGACCACCTGGGAGACCGCGGCCACCGACTACCTGAACGAGGCCGGCCTGAATGCCAGGCGCACAGGGTCAGCCGAGATGGGCAGCGGTGACATCCACGCCGGGGAGTGGACGATCGAGGCTAAGGCGGAGAAGGTGATCGACCTTCCCGGCTACCTCAAGCAGCTCCGGGAAGAGATCGAGCGGACTGGCCGGCCAGCTTGCAAGTCGGTAGCCATGGTGAAGAACCGGCGCCATTCCACTGGCGCCGGGTATGCCGTGATGTCGATCGAGAACTACCGGGCTCTTATGGTCTACGTGGCCAGCATGGAAATCCTGCTGGAGGACACGCTGGCCGCGGTGGTGGAGATGCAGCGTGCCTAAGTCCGATCCTAAAAATTTTCCTGATCAGCCCATACCGGGCCAGATGGACATCTTCGATGTCCTGCCCGGCGAGCTGGAGGGCGAGCCGTCCGCGGCTCGCGCCCTTAAAGTCCTGGCTAAGGCTAAGGAACTGGGCTGGACGGAGAACCCGGCCTGCTCTCTCGTGCTAAGGCTCACCCGTGAGGATGCCCTTCCCTTCTACGCCCGGTGGGACCTGGCCTTTGACCCGGAGTCAGGCAAGAAGTCCTGGCGCTTCCAGGGGGCCAGGGCGGTCAACGGCCAGCCCCTCAACTACAACGACATCAGTACCTACCTGGAGAACCCGGACGTTATCTACCCGGAGCCGCCGAGCATTCCCGAGGACGACACGGACGAGAGTGTCAGGACTGCACTCGGGGCGCTCAAGATTCTCACCGAGCCGGACCCGGCTTACATCAACGGGCCGCCGGGCGGCCATCCGATTCCACTCGCACCGCCATCCATTCCGCAAGCAGACTGGGGAGCACTCCTAGCATGAGCGATCACACCTTGACCGTTAAGGGTCTCGGAGACAAGAAGACGGCGGCGCCGTCTAACGGCATCCTGCTTGGCCTCGCCAGCATCGTGTGCGGTTCCGCGATCATCTCCTGGCTGGCCGGGGTCGGCCTGCATCGTGGCTTCGGGATCTCCGTCCCGTTCGTGGCCGGGCTGGTCCTGCTGCTGACGTTCATGTTCTTTCTCCGGCTTAGCTTCCTGGTGATCGGCGGGGCATGGTTCACCGCGGAAATCCAGGCGACTCCGCAGCTCACCGTCCAGGCCGCCATCGCGGAAGAGGCAGCCCAGCAGGTCATCGCCGCCCAGGGCTTCCTGGCCGTCGACCAGAAGCTCCAGGAAGGTGTTAAGTAATGGGATTCACCGAGATCCTTACCGTCGTCCTCGTCATCCTCAAGGGCACCGGGCACCTTAACTGGTCCTGGTGGCTGGTGTTCGCCCCCGAGCTGTTCACGGCGGCGGTCTACCTGGTCGCGCTGGCCTGCACTCTCGTCTTCGGCGTGAAGATCCTCAAGAGGTGACCAAGCCGCCGATCGCGGCCATCCTGGAGCACTACGGCTGGGATGGCCGCCTTAGCGGGCGAGGCCCGTGGTACAGGACCAACTGCCCATTCCACGGAGACAGGCACGCTAGCGCCGCGGTTAACGAGGACGAGCAGGTGTTTGCGTGTCATGCGGGATGCGACATCAAGGGCGATGCAATCGAGGTCGTCAGATGGAAAGAGGGAATGGATTTTGTCTCGGCTAAGCGAAGAGTTCAGGAACTCACTGGGCACAGCGGCGGGCAGGTATCACACGGCGATGGCCGTTCTTCCAGGCGCCTCGCAAGCTCGAAACTACCTGCTTGGACGAGGGATGGAACCCGAGCTGGCCGCCGCCTATCGTCTCGGAGTGGTCGACGGGAGCATTCCTGAGCACGCCTCTTACCTCGGCTGGATCTCCATTCCCTACCTCACCAGGCTAGGCGGGACGGTGCAGATCAAGTTCCGCCGCCTTGACGGCGGCGAGCCCAAGTACATGAACTCCGGCGGGCCGGCCAGGCTTTACAACACGATGGCCCTGGACAAGGCCGAGCAACTGGGCTACGTGGCCATCTGCGAGGGCGAGTTTGACGCCATCATCCTGGATGGCCTCTGCGGTATCCCGGCAGTCGGCGTTCCCGGTGTGGACACCTGGGGCTCGCGCCCTGAATGGCGCGAGCTGTTCACCGGATTCTCTAAGGTGCTCGTCTTCCATGACCAGGACGAGAAGGGGCAGGGGATGAAGCTGGCCTCCCGCATCCTGCGGGAGCTTGACTCGGCCAGCCTGGTTAGCCTGCCCGGCAAGGACGTTAACGAGACCTACCTAAGCCACGGGGCAGCGACGATACGAGAGGCGGCAGGGCTGTGAGCGAGTCGGCCCGGCAACTCCTGGCGCTGGTAGCCGCCCTCAAGGATGCCCTGGACGGCATGGAGGACATGATCGGCTACGTCCCCGGATACTTCCAGGAGAAATGGGATCACAGGGCTTACATCGACCGGGCCAAGGCCACGCTAGCTGAATTCGAGGAAGCATGAACCTGCAAGCCGAAAGGCACCCTATCCAGAATCTCCTGGATGAGGTGGACGAGATCATCATCGGCATCCCCGTCCACGACGGCTACGGGGGGACGACAGTCCGCCCGCTCGAGCTGGACGACGAGGTTAAGGCGCACATCAGGGACATGATCCGGTCGGCTTACGCCACCGGCAGGATGACTAAGGGGCCTAAGGATGCCTAGCGTCGAGGAATACAAAGCTGAATTCCTACGCGAAGCCGCGGAGGCGGACAGGAGGCTGGAGAACCTGATGCTAACGGGGTCCGAGTCGCCTATCCGTGCCGAGATCCTGGACGAGGCTAAGCAGGCCGTCTGCTCGGACAGGAACGAAGAGTACGGAGAGCCCATTGACAATTTCGGCCGCTGGGCGGGGGCGTGCAACGCCCTCGGCTACCAGGGACCGGGAGGCAGGCAGCTTAAGCCTCACGACCTGGCCGTCATCATGGGCCTCGGCAAGCTGAGCCGGTCGGTGCAGAGCCCGGACAAGCGGGACACCTGGGTTGACCTGGCCGGCTATGCGGCTGTCGGCGGCGAGCTGGTCACCCTGGAGGGCAAGTGAGTGCCGTCGACCTGAGCCAGGCCGAGGCGCATTTCCTGCTTGACTGCGTTAGCTACTTCCGGGACAGCCCGGCATTCAGGCAGCGCTACATGGAAATGGTCTACGGCCTGGCCTGCAAGCTGGCCCCGGTCAG